TCCGCTTCAGTGTACTCACCCGACTCGTAGGTGATGTCGCTGTTGGCGAACGGGCCACCAGTCAGCGCCAGCGCCGAGGTGAACAGGTCGGCATCGACCACGGCACCACCGTTGTCGGCGGTCTGATACAGGCCAACATTGATGTTACCGGCAGTCGTTGCGTCGCCTGTAGTCAGCAAAACTTGAGAGACGCGAGCATTCGATGGGACGCGGCAGAAGCGGAACACGCTGGTAGCATCATCGTCAGCGGCGTTGGCGACGTAGCCACACACCTCAAACAGACGACCAGCGGAACCCTTCGTGCAATTGACGGGTACTCGCGGGACAGCCACCATATCAGCGACGGCGGTGGAATTACGATTGGTTACAGCCATGATTGTTCTCCTTGATCTGGTTGATTAAGCACGATACGACTCGATGGCGAACACCTTATTTTCCTCCAGGCGCGTAGCGCCCGCAGTCATCTTGGTGTAAATCTGCCACGGTTCACCTTGCAGGTCGTTACGTTGTGATACCGAATTCTGGATGTCGTTCCACAGACCGAGGTACATGCCGGACTTGACCCACACCGGCAACGTGACCTCATTGGTGCCAGCCAGTGATGTCTCCAGTTGCTCACAGTGGATGAAGCGGAAGCCCAGGAAGGAACTGATCATCCCGCTCTGCAACACAGGCATACCACCATTGAAGTCGCTGGAGATGACCTGAATCTCGTTCAACAGCGAGGCGTGGTCAGCAGCAGTGATGCCGATGTACGCCTCTTCGGTGTCGAAGTCGATATGCTTGGACATCATCAGTTCCTTGACGGCCTTGATTTTGGCGACGTTCAACTTCGAGTTCGCACCACCAGTTGCCACATCAACCTCATTGGCAGCGGTGAAGATAGTCGAAGTCCCACCCGCTTCACCAGTCTTGGCAGTGCCGATGAACGCGGCGGCGATCAATTTGTCGAACTGGCGACCGGCGGCCATGACAGCATTCTGCACATACGCGCTGGATGGGTCGGTAATCAGACGCAGTTTGTCGAACTCGTCAATTTGTTGCGGCAGGTCGAAGTCGGAGGGGAATATCCAACGGCGGTCGGTTGCGGCATCAACGCGGGACATGGGGTTGAAGCGGCCAGTAACAGGCTGCATTTCCACGGAACCGAATTGGTCAACCGGGGATGCTTGCTTGCCGACATGAGCGCCGGTCATAACTGCGTTACGAAGTTTGGAACCCTTTTGCTGAAGCAGCAGGGCAATGTTTGTGCTGTACTGCTGCACGAAATGGGTAGGCAGATTCACGGACATGATAAGTCTCCTGATGATTAAAGAAAAAGTTTGCGACCTTTTGAGGCGGTGGCATTCCTTGACTTGTCCTCATCAAGAGGGGTCTGTGATCTATGACTTACGGGGCTTATGTAGTGTTCCTACGATCTGCTTGTCCGATGGTTCTTCAACCGTCAGGGCTTCCCCTGTCATGGAGTTGATATGAGCGTACATGAGTTTTGAAACTTTTGCAACTTCCTTGAACCTGTCGTTTACAGACGGCCCAACGAGAGGTGTCGCAAGTTTCACACACTCGATTGCCAGTTCACGGTCGTTCATGGCAACCATCCAAACAATATCATCGCGGATATGAACCCCACCAGATACCCAATAACGACCTCCTGGGTAATCATGATGGGTACGCGAAGCGCATCAGGCGCTCCATCTCCGCACGCGCCTCGATATTACCTGACAGGTATTTGGCAGTCCATTCCTTGTCACCCTGCAACTGCTGGACGCGCGCCTTCGCTCCTGCCGGAGTCATCGCGCTAGTGTTTGAACCACCACCGCTCACGAAGGTATCCTCACCGATGCGCTTGCCGATGTTTGCCATCACCTTCATCAAACCAGCGAAGCCGAGTGATTGTTCCAACTTGTCGATCTCCTCCGGTTTGATACCGAGGGCGGTGGCGGCGTTCTTAGCCGAACCGATCTCCTGGTCGTAAGCCTGACCCCATTCCTTACGCAATTCGGCGTCTTGTTGAGCAACGGCCTGCTTGTATGCCTCCTGACTCTTCGCACCAGCGGTGGTCGCAAATTCATTGTTCCAGTCCACCAACGCCTTCGCTTGCTTCGCGGTCAGACCGAGTTCGTGGAACTTAATGCGTGCCGCATCAGCGTAATCGGTAGGTGCACCATCAGGCACATTGATCTCGTAACCCTTCGGGTCAGCGGGACGACCGAGCTTACCAAAAAACTGATCCAGTTCGGTCTTGTCAGCCTTGTCCCAATCGGGCAACCGTAGCAGTTTGTCTGCTGGCACACCCATGTGTTTCTCCAGATTGCGATAACCTTCGATGGCATCAACAGGACTCTTCCACCCCTTATTCTGCACGAATCCTGTGATGTCTTCCGGGGCACCTGTCAACCACTCAAGGGACGGAGTGGGTGGTGCGGCGGTGGGTACAATACCGGGCGCAGCGGATGATGTGATCGGAACAGGAGTTGCACTTGGTGTGGTTGTACCTTGTCCGGCGAGAGCGGGGGCATTAGTGTCAGTCATCATTTACCTTTCGGGTGTTTGCATAGAGTTGCATCAATTGGTCATCGGTCAGTTTGAGATGATGTTGTATTCTCAACCACACTTCCCTTCGACCCTCCATCACAGCGTTCACTCTTTCATCAGGGTGAAAGCAGGATTCATTTGCCCTGCAAAAAACAGCAAGGTCTTTAAGTACCATGTCACCGTCGACATTGGTGAACACCATTCGATAAGCATTACGGCGGCGGTGCAGTAAGTTGATGACTCTCTGAATCATTGTCATACTGACTGTACCTTTTTAGATTCTTTTACTTTGAATTCATCTATATCCCAAACCCAAAATTTAATCAACATAGTGTTAGGCATCACATAGCACCTTCTGGTGTTCGATGACGTTGCAAGTCAAGTTCGCTGCCGCTTCCTTGGCTACATTCAGAATCCCGTCTGCGCAGAGAATGAAAATCTTGTCACACATTTCTGGCGTCAGCTTAAGTGCCACATTACCTGCCTCATCGGTAAATTCAGCTACACCTTCGTACTGGCCCGCGTTCGGACGGTAGCTTGGGATAATGGTTATTTTTAGTTCTTTCAAAATCATGTCGTTCTCCTATTTGTTGGTGCGCCCACTCCCTGCTTCATCACGGATGCCATTGCGTAGGCGCGTTTGCGCTGTTATGCCTCACGCAAATAGCTCTTTACCACTTGAGCAAAAAGCGGTGGCTGTGTTTGTCCTGTCAAAACTGCAACCCACACGCGCCCAAATATGAGCGCACTTAATCTTTCCTTCCACGTCATGCGCCAGCAACTCACGCACTGTTCTCCATCTGTGAAAATATGCAGCGGTTCAACCCCGGTCACATTTTCGGAATACACTGATCCACTTGGTTGCAGTGTTTTATTGCTGTGTTTAAAATTTATGGGTTTCATATCTTCTCCAATTAAAACCGGCATAACCCGCCGTTCAATCCGGACTCCGCAAAAGCGCGGAGCCGGTTAACTCCACGTTGGAGGTAGCTTCTGGCTTTTTGTGGTTCGGTCATTATAGCCAATACCCATTTCTTCGGCGAAAGGCGATAGCATCACGTACGCAGATGTAGATAATCCACAAAAGAATCCCACATACGGTCAAATTGAATACCACAACTAGTGATTTAATGATATCGATCATGTTGGCGCTCCCACTCCTTGTTTCATCATGGACGCCATTGCTGGTGCGGCGTCAATCAATTGTTGCGTGGCCTGCTGTTGCTTACGTCCATCACGGATCGCGGCAACCTCCTTCGGTCCACGTATCCATGATGCGGGCATAGCTTGTGCATCAGCGAGGGCGGGGATCATTGTGTCTGTGTTAAACCAGTCCATTGCCGACGGGTCTTGTGTGGTCGCAGCGATTTCACCGGCGTACTGGAACATGCGCAGACCACCAGCGGATGCCTCGGCTTTCTGCATCCTGGACAACGGTGAATCATACTCGATCTTGTATTCGGCACCCACCTCACGCATCGCGTTGGTGATCGGCGGCAGCAACCGCTGCACCATCAACAGGTCAACCTCCCGCTCGATCATTGGTCCCAACCCCTCGGACTGCTGACGACCCATAATCGGAGCATGCAGCGCAGCCTTCTCTCGCGCGCGCTCAATCACCTCGGTCGCCGTCATCTGCGGTCCCTCTACGAGAATCTGGAACAGTGTGATCAGGAAAGCGTCGTTGATGACAATACGCTCATCCTCCATCATATCGCGTGCAATAGCGAGGCTACCTGTGGGTAGCGCGTGAACAAGTTGACGACCTTCTGCGCTGACACCACCATAATTGACAGCACCCGGCTTCAGCGAGAACGAGTCCAATACACCATCATCGTAGGCCAGCAGTACAGGATCGACGGTACGGTGTCCTTGTTTAAGTACCGTCTTTTTCTGTTCATTTAGCGTCTTGATTGCAGGCAACACATCCATCGCAGGACTGCGACCATAGTTCTCACCCGGCAACGTGACATAACGAGACGTGATGTAAGGCATGGTCTCGTATCCGCCCTCGCTCAATATATCCTTTGTTGCAACGCAAACGTAAACAGACTCGAAGGGCATACCTTTGCCGTCGATGCGGTTCGGGTCGCGGTCATTGCGCGGGTACACACAGTGAATAATCTCGTAAGGCGATTCCGGCTTATTCTCCAGATCATCCATCACCTTCTTCGGGGCGCCCTTCCCCCACTTCTGCACGATCTGGCGCGCGGTCATACTGAAGCAGCGATACACTGTGTCGATGACACCCTGATGGTTCTCGACGAAGAATATCTCACCGAGGAAGATGGCGCGGTAACGTAACCCTTTACCGCCGTCCAACTTATCAACGAACATACACCCCGTGCCGAACGCACCCAGGCTGGCATACACCTCACTCTGCTGGCTGGTAAAGTTCGCACTCGGTGCATAGCGGTATCTGAACAGTGCGTCGTTCGCCTGCTCAAACCATATCTGTGTGTCGCGGTCTCGGAGTAGGAACGGGTCGGTGGCCTTGAGTCGGTGCCACGTCTGTTGTCGCGGTGTGAGAATGGATTCCATAACGGAGCGGAACCTTGTGAGCGCGATCTGCGCGGTCGAGTCGAATACTTTATCGGTTTTCTTCTGACCTGGGGTGATGAGACCACGACCACGGAACAGGTCGGAATACGACGGCATCACATAGTCGGCGATCTCCGTCCAATGGGACTCCCACGTTCCGCGCTCACCGCGCGCAGCGTCCACCCGTTTCAGAATATCGTCAACCTTTTCCATCACGACCCCAACAGCTTCTTGCGGGCTGTTGTGGCTTCACCCACATCTTCTTCAGCCGTCAGTATGGTGCTGGCACGACCGCCTGCTGCTGCGCGCCGTGCGCGCTCCTCCGCACCAGCCGCGCTCACACTGCGGTCGTCAATAGTCGGGACGGGCGGTGGCGGTGGTACAGCAGGCACATCAGGCCTGCCAAGAAGAGAACCTACGAGTCTACGAGGTACATTAAAAAGAGAATCTGCTGCTCCACTCATATCGACACCCTCCTTGAAATTTCACGCACCCTATCACCCAAACATCGGATAGTCAACATCTCTAGCAATCGGCGTGCGCCGACCACCACGCCGCGCCAACAATGTATCGGTTCTGGCGACGGGGCGGGCGAACGTCTGTATCAACGCCTCAGCCATGTCTGGTGACGCCAGCTTGCGACTCTTCATATCAGCCTTACTCTCAAGCACCATCTGGTTCGTGATTGAGTGGTAGTCATATCGTGGGCCGCACAAGTCCGAAATAATATCCGCACTGTCAGGAATGCACCCTATCTCCAACCACTCACGGGTCAACGCCCACATCTCAACACGCTTGTCCCGATACTTATCCTTGTCCGAGGCTGACGACCCCGCCTGCACCTCAATGACCTTCACCCTCAAGTCCTTCAGCGCATCGACCACACCACCACCGACGCCACCACCATCGACGAATATCGCGGCAGGGTCGTACTCGTTGACCAGCTCCACGATGACCATCGCAAGCTGCCGGGTGTCCATCTTCCGATACACCCTCCATGGTATCGTCCTGGCGTCGCGCCCGCGCCTGAACGCTATCACGCTCCTATCCTCACCGAACCGCGCCACGTCCACCCCCATCAACAGTGGCGCACCCTCATCCTTGTACACATCTCGTGTCGCGGCGTCCATTACCACACCGTGAGGTATAAACTGTCGGGCACCCGTCTGCGGAAACTGACCATACACCTCAACGCGCGCCTCATCAGAGTCCGCTCCAAACTGCGCGATGATGTTGTCGAACGATGATGTGCTGATCCCCTCCACCGTGCGAGAGTCGATCTGTCGCGTGTGCCACCTGTCCCGATTCTTATGGAAACACTCGAAGAACGCCCCGCTGTTCTGGCGCGGGTTACTGAACGTCAACCAGAACCGATCAGGGATGTTCTCAGTGAACACTCCCTCCTGCACCGTCCAGATCGACTCAGGGATGCCACTACTCTCGTCGAAGATAGCCATCTCACCATCGGCGTTGTGCGCGCCAGCAAACGCATCCGGGTTCTCCGCGCTCCACAACTGACCACTGATGTAATAATACTTCGTGCTCTTATTGAGACCGTCTTCCGACTCGATGTACTCCCTGAACCATTTGGACGGTACGATACTTGTGGCGTTGATCTCGAACATGTCCTTATTGATTCCCCGACTCACCCACTTGGCGATCTCAGGGAACGTCTTGGTGCGCAACTGCGGCTCCCCGTTCGCCGCTGTCCATACACTCCCACCAACACGGGTTGACATGAACCAGTGCGAGATCATCGCCACCAACGCCGACTTACCAATACCCCGACCACTGGCCGTCGCATCACGGTAGAAGTCAGGCAACACCCCCAACGTCTCACGCATCCCCACCGCCTCGCGCAGATACACCTCCATCTCCAGCATGATATCCCGCTGCCACGCGCGTGGGCCATCGAACTCACGTAAATCACCCTCACCCCACGGGTAAGCCCACAGTGCGAACTTCAGCGGTGAGAAGTAGAAGTCCTCCCCCATCATACGCTTCAATATCTCGGCGTTGCCTGGCGTCACCTCACAACCTCACCCTCTATCGTAATTCCACGCACGCGCTTCTCACGCTCCTCCAACAATTCATGGAGCTTAACCGTATCCGTCATGGTGACATCCAACTGCTTGATGTCACCATACCGCTTGCGATTATGTACCTGTGCCTGCCACTTGCGCACGTTGACGCGCAGCGTTGACCGCTGGATGTCCTCCGGCACCGAGTTAGGCGGTGCATCCGTGCCATCAGCAATGTCCTTCATCTCCTCGACCACTACCTCCGCGCCGATCTCTTGCGCCTCCTCGTACCTCCTACGCCGCTCACTGTCCCTCATCACCCACGACATGAACCGCCCGAACTTGATGGCGCGCGGGTCACGCTCGACAAACGACTTGGCAGACTTCCCCTCAACCACCTCATCCAGCACCAGTTCGAGTAATGACATGAACACTGATTCCTGCAACAGTCTGTCCTCCGGTGTGGTGGGGTAAACGGGAAATGAGAGCGTCGGATCGGCTGATAACCAATCCGGCATTGAGGTGGGAGCGATGTCGTATTCGAGTTGCTTCATGGGTGCGTTGTATCACAAGGGGGTGGGTGGTGCAAGGGGTCATGTTACAACAAATACAATTATTGGATGTATCCGTTATTATTTTGAAAATTTAAAAATTGGAATCCTTCTCAATTTGAAAAATTTAAAAATTGGAATCCTTCTCAATTTGAAAAATTTAAAAATTGGCACGGTGAACAGTCCCCAAGGAAACAACCGCATCAGGATTCCCGCCCCACCCCCCACCCGGCACCCCCACCATCGCGGATCAGCGCACACGGTAAACCAGATACCTGGGTCAAGGGGTGCGGTGAGTCAATGGCACAATGGCACCTTTAAGTATTGATGCATTGCATTACATGTATACACGCAACGGAATGCAAACTGACAAAGAATGCAAGGCGTATCGCGCTGCATGTATATAAAGGATGCAAGGTAAAATGGGTAAAATTACAACAGGTACGAGGCAAAATGACGAATTGGCGCAATGGCGCCTTTCACGAAGACACTTTTAGAATATATATTAGGGGGTAATTTGAAAATTGGTACCCCCGAATCCTGGCGCCATTGTGCCAGTAATCATATATGTATAAAATTGATAAATATATACACATGACGCTTGACATTGTGGAAAATGCTGATATTATGGCCGAATGGTGCAGGAAACGCCGGATTAACCAAAGAGGAGTTAAAAATGAAATCCCAAATCACATTGCATACACGCCTGAATTCCAGCATCTACCAATCTCACGGCGGTGGTCAGGATGTGACTGTCAGCAGTTGGAATTGCGGCCCTGCCAATCTGCTCAAAGCGTTGGATGCACTTTATGAAAAGCGCCAGTCGAATATACGCGGGTACGGGAATATCGGATGTGGTAGTTCATGGCTTGAAATTGATGGTGAATTTTTCGATGAAACCGCGCTTAA